CACGACCAATTGATTGTAGATTTCTCACTCTACTCTTAGATGGACTTGCAAAGATAATATTATGCAGATTCTTAATATTGACACCAGTAGAGAATGTGCCATAACTTGCAACAATGATGGCATCTTTTTCTTTCTCTACGATACCTCGAATTGTTTCTCTCTCATCAGCCTCTACACCACCAAAAATATAAAAGACTTTTCTACCATCAGCTGCCTTGTCTTTAATGATTTGATGTAGATTCTTACCATGTTTCTCTACAAGTTGAAACAATACAAGAGTGTTGCCTTCTAGTTTCAATGCAAGATTACGAATGAAGTTTTGCCTTGACCGACTACTTACAAGATAGTCAATCTCATCCTGATACTTGCCTTTTGCAACCATTTGACAGTTTTCTGGTGTATGTTTCAGAATCAAACAACGAACAGTCAGTTGTGATAGTTGTTGTTTGTCCATTAGTTTCTTCGTTGATGTAACTTTATTGACGGCACCAAATAAGCCCTCTAATACAAGTTTGTGTGTCTGAGCACCATCAAGTGTTCCTGTCAGCCCGATTCTATATTTGCAGTCTGTCAGTTTAGACATAATCTCTGTCAATGATTTTGATTTAAACAAATGTGCCTCATCACCAAACACAACACCGAACTGGTCGAAGTATGCCTTTGGCAATCGAAACAAACTTTGCCATGTCGATATCAAAACTCTCTTGTCAGTAACATTTGAATACCCACTATACAATCTATGACAATACTTTTCTACATTCCAACCATACTCTTTGAAGTCAGAATACATTTGTTCTACGAGAGAAGTTGTAGGCACGATTAAAAGTATTCGATTGTTTGTATCGTCTTTGATTAGATGTGTGTAGTATCGAATAAGTGAATAGATGATAAATGATTTACCACTTGCAGTAGGACTTAACAGTAACGCTCGATTAAATTTCAGACTATGAAAGATAGCATCAACTTGATAATCTCTTGCCTCAAACTTCTGGCCGAGGCTGTTAGAAAACTTTTCAACAAGTTCTCTCGTTACTTTGTTTTCTACTTCAACATCTTTACCACAGACGACATTATACCCTCTTTCTTCTGCAAACGCCTTGATATAAGGGTACAACCCAAAATATATTTCTTTTGTCTTTTGTGAGAATAATCTTATCTTGCCGTCCCACATACGATTGCGAAAGGCAGGCATGAATTTATATCCAGGCACATAGAATGTGAAAAACTCTGATAGCTCTCGTTGAATACTTGGGTCAGCATCAACAGTCAAATATACCTCGTCTTTCTTCTCTAAGATGAGAGTTTCCATTTACATAATCCAAGTCATTATACTATATCTATTTCCTGATATCACTTGTTTAACTTCGTGTGGGTACATAAAGTTAGAAGGAAAAACAATTGCAGAACCTTGTATCTTTTCAATATACTTGTCGCCACAGAGAACAAACTCACCACCTTCATAGTCATCATTCAAAAATAACAATGATGTCAGATGTGGATATCCTTGTTTCTGCCCATGACTGTGATGTATATTATCAATATGACTTTGCATGAATCCGCCAGCCGTATATCGATTGATTCTGAAGTCAGTATAGTCTATTGATTTTATATTTGTATACACACTAGTATAATCTTCTACACAATAGTCAAAACCTTTTTTAATTTCTTTATAGTAGGGCGATGGTTTGCCAATCCAGTATTCTTGCATTGATACTTTAGAGTTACCTGTGTTTTTATATGCAGTCGCAAATGTAGAATCTTTCCACTCTGCTGTTGTTTCGTAACGATTAATTATCCAATCACAAGTTTTTGAATCTAAAACATCTGGATAAAAAAATATGTAATCAGAAAGTTGCTGACTGGTATTCATTATGTTCTCCTACTTGTCCTTTCACTTGTACATTCCATGCAATACTAATGCGTTTATTGTTTGATACATTTTGTGGCACCCAATGTTGCAACCATGATGGGAAAATAATACATCTGTTAGTTTGCGAATTGAATGATAATAAATTTGAGTTGTTGTGTGTTTTCTTAGCCTTTCTAGGTACGAACACATCTGATTGCGGCCTTGGGTCAAAGAATTGAATGCCTGCAGCCTTATCTGAATGAAGATAGTAGACGCCACTTAAAAAATTATTTGAGTGAGTGTGTGGCGGATGTGCTTCTTTCTTTTGTAATACATTTCCCCACATATCAGTAATTGCGATATCTTCAACATCATAATCTAAAAGTTTTATTTGTTCTTTACTTTTCTGAATGACCTTTTCTGCAAACTTTTCAAATGCAGGCTTAGTATGCATGTCTGGGTCTGTCTGCCAGTTGTTATCATAGTACCTGTCTTTCCATAGTCGTTCAATATATTTTTTCATTTCACCACTAATCGACTCATCTAAAAAGTCATCTTCTACAAAAATGTTTGTGGCAAATACTGAATGTTGAATCATTACAATGCCCCACTCGTAAATCTTGCCCAATCGATAGCGTTTTTAATTACAAAGTTTCGACTGTTGATACTTCTCAAAACTTGCTCAAGATAGTTTACTACTTGTCGTAGATAGGCTTCTTTTTGGTCTGCCTTTTGTAGTTCTTCATCTGACTCCATGTAGATGTGAACATCTGCCTTGAGTACTTTCAAGTCAAATGGTTTCTCTTTATAAACTAATGGGTCTGCTTTACCTGTGTAGTATTCCCACTTCTGTCGTTTAAGAACTTTCTGTTCATACTCTGCCTTCTTTAGAAGTAAAGAAAACTTGTTGAAGTGTTGTAGGTATTTGTTATGAAGTATTGGTATGTTTATCGATTCTGAGCCTAAGTCAGTTTCGTCTATTTTTAAATCTCTGTTAGCTGATTCTTGTAGTTCTTCAAGGGTCATAATATATCCATTATTTAAGTGTATCAATTATATTTATACGCCCACGAAAAGTGGGTATTTCAAGTGTTACAGTTGCACTATCTCATAGTACATGTAACTAAAATCTACATTTGCTTGTAGATAATTTACATCACTTGCCTGTACATCATACGACAATGCACCAAGAGATGTTGGAAAAATATTGTGAAATCTTATTTCAACTTTTGCAATGTTCTTACTATTCAGTATTGTCAATGTAGCATCTGAATATGTGCCGCCGTCTGGTACTGTATTGTTATTTGGCGAGTTTGTAGTTTGACCAGGGAATCTATCTGTGCCTGTATCTCTCAATGTTGAAAATTGATTGTGATTTTGTGGTGCACCAAGACCAAGTAACCAATCATGTATTTCTTTGTAGTTGTTTAGATTCTCATCTACAAGAAATGATATGCCTAGGTCTTGATAATTTAACTCATCGCCTGGGAAAGGTATTGACTTGAGAGGTGTATCTACAGTTGCCTGACCTAGTGAGATGCCAGGAATGTTTGCAGTCTGGCAAAAGAACTCTACAGTTGGTAGTTTAGAACACTTAAACCTAAACTGAACAGGGCTTGCATAGTCCAGTACGGTCGGCTCTCTAGTATTTACATTCGTTGTTGTCATTAGTTATTTACAGGTGCGTTTGCACGCCATTGATAGCACGACCAGTATCTTGCAGTTGTTTTATCTTTTGCAGTATCACAGTTATGTCTAGCACGAAATGACTTTCTTCTTGCTGGGTCATCTCTTTTGATAGACAATCCTGTCGTATCTCCGAAAGATACTTTCTTTACTTTGTCGCCATCTTTGACATAAACATAAAACTTCTTACTTCCACCTCGTATCGGGTCGTTCAGTTTGACTTTCTTACCTTGATACTCAGCTTCTGTAATTTCTAAGTCTTGATATTTTTGTTCGCAAATGCAGTCTATTGCTTCTACTTGTTTTAATGTTTTCATACTATTATTTATAAGAGTTTTGGAAGTAAAAAAAAGACACCCGAAGGTGCCTTTTTCTTGTCTACTGTGTAGAAAAAATTACATAATGTTTGTAACTTTAACTCTGCGGTAGTAAACATTCTGGTCTCCTGAAGCAGGTGATGTTAAATCAATTGCGCCAGCGCCGTTAGATGTTGCAAATGGATTCGCAACCATTCCGTAACGAGTCTTGAAACCAATTTTAGGTTGGAATGAATCTTGACCAACTGCACGAACCATTTGTAAAGGAACATATGGGCAGTAGAAGATACCTGAATCGTAAGGTGAAGTACCTTTATATCCAGCAACATAGAATTGACTTGCAGAAACATTCGCACTATATGGGTCAACATATACTTTGAACTTACCGTTAAGAACACCAGCAAAAGTATTACCAGTATCATCAACATTCAAGTTAGTTGCAAGTGCAGGAGCGTAATCTAATACACCAGCCATTTGAAGCGCAGAAGCGACATCAGCAGAACAGATGATTATATTACCTTTACCTCTACGAGTTTGTTGACCAATCGCATTGGCATCTCTCTCTAGTTGGTAAAGTAGACCTTTGAACTTCTCAACTGACCAACGACCATTAGAGTCGGTGTCAAGGTCGAAGATTCCAGCAGTAGTAGTATTAACTTGTGCACCAGACTTAGCAGTTGTGTAGATAGTTCTAACAACTTCACGGTTGATTTCAGCAAGAATTTCACTTGACAAGATGTTTGCAAGTTCAGTTTCAGCGTCTAAGCCGTGAATTGCTTTAAGGTCTTGTGCAAGTTCCATTGTATACTCTGCTTTCAAAGCTCTTGAACGAGCAGTTACAGTAACTTTGTCGATTGAGAACGCCATTTCAGCAAACTCATCAGTTCCGTCACCTAGAGTTTCTGCTTCAGCAGTACTCATTGATGTACCAGTAGTATATGTACCAGCAGAAGGACTATCGTTTAGTGTCGCAGGGTTAGAGCCTGAATGAGCACTCGGTGAACCTGTGTTTGAAGCAGCGTCTTCAGCAGAAAAGTCTGAATCAGCTTCGTCAAATAATGCCTCTGTACCGCCTTGAGTAGAGTAGCGTGATTTCATTGCAAAGATAAGACCAGTAGGTCCTGTCATTGGTTGAACACCACAAATATCATATGCGATTAAGTTAGGCATTGCACGGCGTACTAGTGAAATTAGAACTGGATCCCAATTATCAATAGAACTACCTGTTGCGTTAGTAGGTGCAGCCTCAGCCATAAAGCTTTGGTCTTCCCTTACTGCTCTTTCTTGGTTCTCAAGAATAACAGTTGTAACAGCACGCTTATAGCTATCGCCGATTTTTGGTAAATCTGGATGCTCTAGGACTGGCTGCCACTTTTCTTGTAAATTTTCAGTAAGATACATTTATCTCTCCTTGTTATTTATTTTTTAGTTAATCACTCTTACTTTAAAGAAGTAAG